TATCCACTCCAATCTCTCCTTTGGATTTTCAAAATAATCTAAACCTAAATCTTTTACTAATGCTACTTGGCTTGCTTCTTTAATTTTATTTTCTACAGTACCATAATCTTGTTTTTCTAACAAGTCTGTACTTTCAATGATTGCTTTTTCTAATGCTTTGTGCCTACAAAATAATTCAAACTCTTCCATAAACCAGTTATGGTGATCTATAGTTACATTGGGGATTGGCTCTAAATCTACACCAGCCGCGGCACTTACTTGCTCTGGAGTTGGTATAGCATTGTGATTGGAACTATGACTTATAAACAAATCTACTGCTTTTCTATATTTTAGATTAAAGAATTCAGATCTAACAATAGCCTGACATCTTGCAAACAAGTCTTTGTCACTTAGAAGAAATCTAAGAAACAATTCTTGTACATCTTCGTTATAATCTTTTATATCACTCATACCAATTCCTCAAAACGAGTTGCTCTATTATATATCTCGAAAATACTTTATGACCTTCATCGTTTGGATGGCCATCGTCTAAAGATTCCTCTAAACCTCGAGAAACATGGCTTAAAGGTAATACAAAATTTGCTGTATCTATATGTTTATACAGTAAATGTATTGCATCAAAATCTATAGAATTTTCTATTAACGGTCTCAAATCTATATCATGCCCAGGATTTAAGTTATCTTCCATGTAATAATTAATTAAACACCTTTTACTTTGTCCTGTAAATAAAACTTTTTCAAAGCCTAACTTTTTCAAAAACATTTGTAAAAACAAAGTTTGTTGTGCTAACTTTAAAACATCTTGTGTATTATTTTGAGACATAATTTTATTTCTTACATGATTAGTAAAAATAGGATCTTTTCTTATATTAGTACTAACAGGATTTAAGTGTTTTGATCTATCATCAAAACAACCTGCATCTCTAACAGAACCTATCCATATTTGTCTTTTATCATCAAAATATTCATCTCTGTCTAAACTTGTAAACTGTATAATTACATTCCAGTCTTTAGGATTATCAACTTTACTTAAATATTCACATGTTCTGCGTACAACTCTACTATTACTGCCTCCACTAAAGGCTTCGTTTACTAAATTAAAATCTGTATACTCTTGAATTTGTGAAGGCCATGTAAAAGTACCAGGCTTTGAAATGCCATTCTCAAAAATATAATTTTTATGTCCGTGTGTAAAACTACAACCGTTTACATATAAATTTTTCATATCATTTTAGCCTTAACTTGTGCTTTTAATCTATTACCTGTTGCATGTTTTATAATACTGCTTACTGTTGTGAGCCTTCCATATTTTTGTACAGCATCGGCGGCGTCTTTCACATCAGGATGCCACGGAGGAAAACTTACTTCCCAATCTAATGCAAGTGCCTGTTCTATAAATTCTTTACCTGCATCATCTCTGTCAGGACATAATATAATTCTTTTGTTTAACTTATCTAACAAATGTGCCTGTTCGGCAGTAACATGATTACCTTGAACTGCTACTCCGTCAACAAGTATTGCATCAAAGACACCTTCTGTAACAATTACAATCTGCCTTTTGCTATCTGCAAATCTGTCGATGTTAAAAACATATCCACTTTGCATTTTGTGTAAATACTTTGGAGTTTGTTTATCAGGTGGATTTATATGTCTGCCTGTCCATCCAACTAATTCTCCATTATACGAAAAAGGAACTATCAATCTTTGCTTATACAATGACTCATCAAAATATAACAATGGATATAGACCGAATAGTCCCCTCTCGTTTGCATACTGCCTAACAGGATGATCTGTAGGCAAATCTTCTACCATAGTAGCAGACTCTGGTAATTCTTCTGTTTTAAATTTAGAAACATTGTACACATAGTCAGATGTTTCTTCTATTTCTAATTCATCGCTGTGTTTTAATAATTCTATTTGAACTTGATGTATTTCTTTTTCATCAACACCTAATTTTACAATTAGTTCTTTAAACTTTTTGCCAATAGCAGGATTTGGTGCCCAACCAGTTTTGAAACCGCAGTTAAAACAGTTATAGGATATTTTTGCACCACTTGTAATTACACCACCTCTTTTACGTTTATCACTACACATAGGACAATTCATTGTAGTCCAGCCGCTTGGAGTTTTGCTTGTTCTCACAGGCAAATTATCCATAAGTAAACGGTGTACTTTTACTACAAGCGAGTCTATATCCATACTGTTATTATACAGTATTTTTATATTTTGTCAAGTTAATTTCTTACTTGGACTAAAGAAATGTTACCTGCATTGTCGCTATCTGGTGTATGCAATATTCTTAACCAATTTGCATTTACAGTAAATGTTTTGTGATAGGTATTACTTGATGATGAGAAGTTTACATCATTTTCAATAGTAAACCAATCTGTACTTGCGTCATCATTATCAGGTGCTCCTTCAATACAACTGCCTTGTATATCTATATTACCACTGTAATTCGAAGGAAAAATAGCAATTGAATGTAAAGCATGTGAAAAGTTTCTATCTTGATTGCCACTAAATGCCGTACTGGCAAATATATTTGCATTTGCACCACTACCGGTATCTGCTACTTGTACAAAACTATTAGCACTCTGTGTAGGCACTGGTGACTGATCTATTTGTTCTGTAACTTCTATGTCAAAAACTAAATCACTATTTTGATTAGAAAAAACAGGTTTGTCTTTACCGTCAGCAGTTTGCCTTGCTATATAAATTCTATATAATCCAGCATCTACATTTTGCAAATCACCTTCGTTCAATTCTAATTTTACTTGTCCAACAGTATCAGTGTGCTCTAAAGTTTTATAAAAGAGTCTTCTTTTAGTGGTAGGATTTATTAAGTACGCACTTAATGTTTCACTAAACACATTTTGTAATTTCCTATCTCGGTTTCTAATATTGAAAACAAGATCGTTTGTTAGGCCTTTATGGGCCACTAATTTTCTATTATTCATAGGTCTGTTATCCACATATATTCCGTCAGTTCCTAAAACTAATTCAAGAACGTTTTCATAAAGATAAAGTCTATTATCGCCATAACTCATATTTTAAACTCTTTAATATACAGTATTTATCACTAATGAACATAAATACTTTTGTGGAAAAAGACAATCTGATAAAACAAACACAAGAAAAATTTCCTTTCCTTACCGGCATAGAATATTGTGGTAAAGAATTTGTAGGCATAGTAGTAAATCACGACAGCAGTATTTGTACTTTTTATGATATAGAAGCATTACCTTCTGAAGAAATCAAAAAAGAAATGTTAGACCTTGGTGAAATATGGTGGTGGGAAAGTAATAGACAAATGCCTATAGATGTTTTTTTACATATCGAAATGAGACCTTTTAGACAGTATCTTAGAACTTTTATAATGAAAGATGTTGAAGTATTATTTGGTCCAATGACCTCAATGGAAAACTTAATAAGAAAAAGAATTAAGAGAAGAGGAATTCAGTTAGTTAGGAAGACTGATTAAGTTTTTCAACAATCAAATTTAATTGAACTATAATTGCAACTGCATACCCATAACTGTGACTTTTCTTAAAGAAATATGTATTGTCTTTAGGCTTTACCCAAACATTTTTTTCAATATCCTTCCAATCCTTTCCAACCAAATGGCGTTTGCCAGGTCTAATCATTGCAAGTATCATTGCTAATTGCTCAATTGACTTAGGTGGGTGTTGCTTTACAATTTCAAAATGATTATTAATATGAAACAGTTGCTCAACTATTTCTTCATGTTCAAACAATTCCCACATTGGCTCTGTATCAACAAGTGTATTTAGATGTTGCTCATCTATTACATCTTTGTAAACATGATTATTCAAAACATCTAATTTAAACCAACCCTCTTCCTCTGCTTGTTTGTGATCTATTGTACTGTAACCTTCAAGTGGAAACTTAGGAATATTCTGAAAGTAGACACCAGTATTGTGTTTAGTAAACTTACTATCCTTTTCAATACTTGCAGGCGTGACATTAACTAACTTGAGAAAGTCATCTCTGTTAGCCATATCTATGTCTACATCAAAATCAATCTTCACTGAACAATAAACTCCACTTCATTAGTTTTTCTTTTTTAATTTTCTTACGTTCTTCAATTTGTTCTTCGCTGACAAGTCCGCTATGTTTCATAATATCAATCATACACATTACATCACCTATCTCATCTTGCAAGTTCGCAACGTCTTGTTCACTGCGATCATCTTCAAAACGAATTAGTTTACTACATGCCTGACTAAGTTCAGCACATTCTTCCATTGTTATTACTAACATTTCTTGTCGCTTATTCATATTTCTTTACCTTTAAATTCTTCTGCAAGTGGAAATATTTTGCTAATAACATCTGCTACAGCATAAGCAATTTCCATATGTTCTAATTGTGTACCATTAGCACCACGTAATTCAATGTAGTGTACCCAACTACGCAACGTACCGTTCACGTACAACCTGCTTAACGTGTTTCCTTCAGGTAGTACTGCTCTGGCCTGCTCTTTGGCTATACCATTGCTTACAGCGAAGTTATATGCGTCTAATGACGCCTGTATAACTTGTTCCTGCTTGTCTTTCCATTTTGCTTGTAATTCTTGATCATCTGTTACAACACTATTCTGCCTATTTTTAGGATCTTGTAGCCTTGCTTCACGCAACTCAAAGTCTAAGTCTTTAGTTGGATCAGCATAACGTTGACTAAACTCTTGGAAACTAAAACTTCTATGCCTTAGTATTTGACGTGCAATATCTCTTGTTGTTTCTATTTCTAAACATATACTAACCATTTCTAATGGTGACCAATGTTTGTGTTTCATCAAATACTTCACAAGTTTTTCATTTGTTTCTGTATTATGTTGATTATCTGGATTACTTACTCTGGCACAATAGGCAATTAAGTCTAATGCACTTTTTTCTTCCCTCATATCATTAAAAACAAACCCATCAGGTCTGGCTCTATCGCTGTAATCCTTTGCTGGTTGTTGGCTGTGACTAATTAAATTTACTTTCATAATTTTGCTACCTCGCAAGTCTCCTTAATTGCTTTTACTTCTTCCTTATTGTTTGCAAATACTTTCATCCAAAATGTTGCATCTATTACATGCTCTATCATTTTTATTTGCTCATCATTGAAACGTACGAGTAGTTTGCCTCCTCCTTCGCTCAAATATAATATCCAAGGACTAACTTTTGCACTTCTGATATCATGTACTGCTCGAGGTGTACTTACATTATCAAAATATTCTGTCCAATCCTTATTATTTTCTGTTGCCCAATTATTGAGATATATAATAGTTCTTTCTAATGCTTTCATACCAGGTTCCTTTCTTACATACGTGAGTAGAAATTCATCATATAAACTATCTTTACTCCAATCTTTTAATTTTTTACCTTCTTTAATTAACCACTCAGCAAATTTTTCTGGTTGTAAATATTCATTTACAATACAACTTCTACCAAACTTTGTAAATCCTTCATAGTATTGACTCTTTACAAAATCTTCTTGCGTTTTAGGTTTACTTGCTGTTGTATTCAATTCATAAAACATTTGAAATACCCTATAACCTAATCTTGTATGTGTTAAATCTTTATCAGACCAACGTCTTTTCTTTACACACATATGAGCACTAAGAGTTCTTTCGCTCATAAAACTCTTCTCACACCATTTACATGTTAGTTTATTTTCCAAAGATTTCTTTGATTGATTTGTCATCGTATCCGTGTGCTACTGCTAATTCTTTTAATTCTTCTTTTGAATTTATATCTAATAAAAAATTTATATCTTCTGCTTTCATATGAGGATATAATTCATATATAAATTCATATATTTTATTCTTTTTCTTTCTACTGTTAGGTGGTTTTACATAAGGATGAAATTGTATTTTACCAACACCACATGCACTCAGTAAAAGCCATTGCAATTCAGGGTGTTTGCTAACTTCCATAAATTGAAAGTTTACAAGTTCATTTGTCATGTATATGTAGTTTGCGGCATCTTTGCCTTGCACACTACTTGCATACCTCATCATCATCCAGGCACTAAAGGCTTTCTTCTGATCATCAGTCAGATTATTATAAAAGTTTTTATCCTTTTTATCAATAGCCGCCATAATGCTTTTTAATGCTATTTGTGGTTTCTTAGGCATTATTCTCCTTCAAACTCTACAAGTGTTTTTATATTGTAACCCTGTTGTTGTATTATAGCACTTCCTTGTAAATTGGGCAAGTCTATTACAGCCAGAATTAGTATATTTTCTTTTGGTATGCTCCAATTCTCATGAACTAAATCAGCACAGGCAAGTGCTG